GCGATAAGAGAGAGTATCTTTGCCGAACCCTCCATAAGTTTATTCTCGCCAAAAGCAAACGAACACGCAAACGAAACATAGAAACGAATCCCTTCGAGGATGTTGACGTTGGCGATTGCTCTGTAGAGTTTTCTTTTGAGTTCATGTCTATCTAAAGTTCCTGCAGGATGTCCTTCCCTAGCAAACTTCCATAGATTACTAGAGTCATATTCATGTGCTTCACTAATAAAATCATCGTACGATTCAGTTACAGATGTAGCACGTTGCAATACATTCTCATCATCTAAGATTGTATCAAATACTTCTGATGGATCTGAATATACGTTCTTGATAATGTATGTGTATGATCTACTGTGAATCATCTCCATAAATTCCCATACTGTCATACATGCTTCCAACTCAGGAAGAGAACAATATGGAATGAATGCCATACCAGGACCACGACCTTGAACACTGTCAAGCATGATCTGATACTTCAAGTTAGAAGTAAAGATGTGCTTCTGTTCTGGTGTGAGTGTTTGGTAATCACTACGATCTTTCTGTAGAGATACCTCTTCGGGTCTCCAGAAATATCCTAGTTGTGACTGTGTAAGTCTGTCGAATACTGGGTATTTGTATTCATCGTATCTCTGAACTCCTAGTGGTTGTCCAAAGAACATTGGTTGTTTTTTTGTGTCTACTTTATTCTTGTTAAAAACTGTCATTCCTTCTACTTCTGCTTCAGACTTTGCAACTGTCACAGTCTTCTTCCTCCGTGGTGAGTATTGATTCGATTAATTTATCGACGTTAGGTTCGTCGTCACCATCTTTTTTAGCATCATATGTGTTTTGATAATAAGAAGTCTTCCATCCATACTTGTAAGTAGTTAGAAGATCTTTTGCCATTTCTGATACAGGCACTTCATTATCAGCATAGTTCTCTGGGTTATAACTCCAGTTCCCACTGATTGCCTGATCAAAAAACTTTTGCATAATCGCAGTTACTTTGATGTAACCATCATTGTTATGCATATCCCATAACAAAGTATAGTTTGCTTTTAGAGAGTTATAAGACGGAACAATCTGCTTAAGAGGTCCTTTCTTTGATTTTTTAATGGACAGGTAGTCTCTAGGTGGTTCGATTCCGTTTGTGGCATTTGACACAACGGAACTGCTCTCCGAAGGCATCTGTGCGGACAGAGTGCTGTGCCTGAGTCCATACTCCTTGATCCTGCCCCTGAGATACTCCCAATCACATGATAGGTCATTCGGAACAATCTCATCTACATCGCTCTTATATGTATCTATTGGAAGAATTCCATCAGCATACTTTGTCTTACCGAAATAACCGCAAGGACCTTTCTCCATTGCCATACGATTTGACGCTGTTAGAAGAGCAAATTGGAACCTCTCAGTTAACTTATGAACTAAGTCATGTGCTTTCTGTGAATCATACTTCGCACCATTCTTAGCAAGATAATGTGCTAGTCCAATGTAACCAATTCCTAACGAACGACGATTCAATGTGCTTGATCGTGCAGCAGTAACAGGATACTTTTGATAATCAATCAAAGCATCAAGACCACGAACTGCTAGTTCACATAGTTCATCAAGTTCATCAAGGTTCTTCAACTTACCTACGTTGATAGCAGATAGGATACACAAAGCAATCTCACCTGATCCATCTATGTGTTGAATAGGATCTGTTGGTAGAGTAATCTCTTGACAAAGGTTACTCATATTAACTTTGTCTTTGAATGAACTGTGACTATTACAGTGGTCGATGTTCATAATATACATACGACCTGTCTCTGCTCTCTCTTTTAGAAGAGCAAGAATAAGTTCTTGAGCACCTACCCTAGTCTTGGGGATAGACTCATCTAACTCATATTGCTTGTATAGATCGTCAAAAGATTCCGTGCCAAAACTGTCATAAAGGTTAGGGACATCGTGAGGAGAAAATAATGTAATTTGTTCATCATCAATAAATCGTTGGTAAAATAAGGCACTAAATTGGATTGAATAATCGAGTTTGCGAACTCGATTATCCTCTGTGCCTTTGTTGTTCTTTAATACAATTATGTCTTGGATTTCTTGGTGCCAGATGGGGAAGTGGACAGTCGCTGATCCACCTCTAATGCCATTCTGAGTGCAGCATCTGACAGTACTTTCAAACTTTTTGAGGAAAGGTACAACACCTGTGTGTTGTACTTCTCCGCTACGGATTTTGCTGTTGATGCCACGGATTCTACCTGCGTTGATACCAATCCCCGCCCTTTGTGCAACATACTTGCCAATAGCCATGTCACTGCTAAAAATGCTATCGAGGGTGTCATCAACATCAACAAGAACACAGCTTGCAAATTGTCTGAGTGGCGTACGCACTCCTGCCATAATCGGTGTCGGAATGTTGAGTCGGTGTTTTGAGATTGCGTCATAATACTTTTTAACATACTCCAATCGGTAGAACTTATCATCATCTTGGAACAGCGTTGCTGCTACCATGATATACATGAACTGTGGTGTTTCATAAACTTCACCAGTAGTTCTACATTGTACGAGATATTTATCTGCTACCTGTCTCATACCTGCATATGTAAACAAGTAATCCCTATCATGATCGATATAACTATCAAGTGTTTCCCACTCTTCTTCTGTATATTTACTAAGTATACTAATATCATATACACCTTTATCTACGCATTTATTAACATGCTCGATCAATGTAGGATGACCGTCAGGATGACCATTATATACTGCCTTTCTAAGATCAAACAGAAGTAGTCTTGCAGCGACATACTGATAGTTAGGATGATCAAGAGAGATTAAATCATTCGCTGAACGAATAAGAATTTCTTGAATATCTTTTGTGGTAATACCATCAAAAAATTGAAGACCACTGTTAATCTCTACAGCAGATTCAGAGACCCCTGCAAGACCCTCACAGGCAAGTTCTACCATCTTATGAACCTTATTAAGGTCTAAGGGTGTTTTTGTTCCTTCTCTTTTTGTGACGTTTATTGGTTTGGGTGTTCTTGGGGTAATCATACCTTTTTCCATTCGCTTAATTTAATTTTTGCTTCGAGTCCACGGTAAGTATTAAACTCTACCATAGATTGCACGTCGTGTCCAGAAGAGAACATATCATTTAGATCTTTCTCTTTGAGACTACTTGGCCAGATTACTACTTCATATCCTTTATCAATTGCTTTTTCAATACGGTTAACAATTTCCTTACTACGTTTTTCATTATCGTAAACAAAGACTGCCTCTTTTCCATCTATTAGTTTCCAATCAACATCAGCACCTGCCATAGCAATTGCATTGTCGATAAAGAGACTATCGAAAGGACCTTCAGTAATATACACGGTCTTGTTGAAGTTTACTCGATCAAGACCATACACCTTGATTCGATCCTCATCCAACATGATAGTTATATACCTAAGTTTATCGTTGGGATTCAGAGACCTCCCTTGAAATCCAAACCATTCTCCATTTTCATCGACGAAAGGAATAATAATCCTTGGGTGATCCTTTCTGACATCTCGGAAGGTCGGTTTCTGTGTGTTAACCCATGTGCAAAACTCATCAACATAGTATAAGTTCGAGAAATGTTTCCTCGGTATACCACGTTTGGTTAAGTATGCTAATGCTGAGTGCGAAGTATTTAGCTCTGAAATACTTTGTAGTTCTCCCTGCTTTTTGAATGTTGGTTTTTGATAATTAAACTCAGGATCTGCTACATTCGTACCTTTACCAGTAAGACCTGCTTTGTATCTCTCCATGATATATTCATCATGAAGATCATTCGCTTGTTCCTTTAGGAAGTTACCAAACGATCTACCTACACCACAGTTATGGCACTTAAAAACGAGACCACTCTTCTTAGTGAAGAAGTAACCTCGTGCTTTATTCTTACGTTTTTGGGAGTCACCGCAATAGGGACACCTAAAGTTGTACGTCCCGTTCTTGACCTGCTTAAATCTGTCAAGACGAGCAGAGAGTAGGTTCGCATAAAAATTGTCAATCAAGTAGACCTAATAATCTCTCCTGATATCATACTAGTATTTGGTGAATCTGTCAAGTTCTTTAAAATAGACTGTCCTGGTGCTGAAACAAGGAAACAAATAACAGACAATGCTCCTGCAATTGTCCACATCTTCTTCTCCATTAACCTAAGTCTATCATCTACCTTTCTTATATCTCTTTCACATCCTTTTTTTATTGCTTCTGTCTCTCTGGTTAAGTCAGAGTGTAGTCTATCAATCTTTTCAAATAGAACTTCATCAATCTGTTCCTGTTTATCTAACTTCTCATTATGAACAGCAAGAAGTTGACCCATCTTCTGAGAATTTTCAGACAATGAATCAACGACCTTTTCTAGTCTCTCTAGTATTGCAGAATTAATATCAGACATTACCTTGTCGCGTCTTGTTCTACTCCAGTTCTTGCTTGTTTTTTAAGTTGTTGTGTTTTTAGTTGTAATTGTTTCTGTAATTCTTGCTTTTTTAACATGACTTTCTTTTTCATGTTCTGAATCTTTTGCTGATTCATTTGATTCTTCATCTGTGCATCACCCGCAGCTTCTTTGACAGGTTTTACTCTAGTCTTACCAAGAATGTATTTTGGATCATTCTTCATCGCTGCTTGTGCATCTGCCTCGTCATTCTTATTGACATGATGAGTTGTCTTACCACCGCTCTTAGTAGTCTTATAGTTTATATTTGCTTTCTTTAGTTCAGACTCTTCCTTTACATTCTTCATATGTGCCATACGTTTGTCCATAAAGAACTTTGCTGCACCGCCAGGCATAATCCTTTCGATATTAATACCAGACCTATACTTAGGCATGATTGCCATTCTCAATTTCATTCTGAGTTCAGCAGGACTATTAGCAAATACTATAGTTTCACCAACCTCAGGTACGTTTATCTTATATTGAAATAATCTTGACGGACCTTTTGGATTTACTCTATCAGTTTCTTCACAACACTTCTTCTTCTTGATGCTCTTTAACTTACCTCTCATCTTTATGACAGGATCAAAACCCGCAACAGGACCTTTGGCAGCTGCGCTACCACTGAATCCACCTGTTCCTGCTGTCATCATAGCCTATACCTGTTTAAGTTCGTCTTCTAAATCGGGATCTGTTTCCAAGTCTGGGAGCATCCCTACTGGATATTTATTCAAATAAATCAGTAGAGTCTTTATTAAACTCCAGTATTCTCTTTCTAATTTAAAGAAGAGAAGAGGAGTTGCTGCTTCACCAAAAACATTATATAAGATGATTATATGATTGATGACGAGATGAATCCTTAACGGACCTCTTCTCACATAACGCTTCAAGAGTCTTTTAAGATACTTGAAGCGTTTTAAATCTTCATCAAAATCCTCTCTTGTAACACAATGAGGATTTTCATAATGCTTAATGGCGAACATGAGGAATGTATCCTCATTTAGTTCGTCAAATTTCATGTGTTAGTTAATTAACTTGCGGTAAATGTCTTAGTAGAACCAGATCCACCTGCACCAACTACATCACCTGCAACAAATACCTTGTCGGAAGTTGCACCACCAGTGGAGTCAACGATTGTTCCAGAGATTGTCTGAGCACCAATAGAATGTGCCTTACCAGTTGCAGCAGCAGTGAATGTAAATTCAACACGGTTCACACCTGTTTGTGCTGCAGCAGTTGCAGTAATGTTAGCAGAGTCTGTAGTGTTAGTAACGACGAGAGTTGCACCGTTTGTGACGTTAACTTGCTCGTTGTAGATGACAACAACAGAACCTGTTGCTCCACCTGCATAACCTGTCTCTTCAAAGAATACTGCAGTAATATCTGCACCACCTAGAGTATTGGTTCCACGAGAACCTGCACCTACAAGACCATCAACTGAGACCAAAATTTCGTCCCAAAACTTTGTCTTCGCGGCATTCTTGTAATGACGAAGAACCCAACCATCAGCGGTTGCAAAAATATTTTGGGGGTCTACACCACTCCCTCTCACAGCCCACTTGGGTTTTGCTTCATCAGCATCAGTTACACCGTAAAGTGCCATGGTTATACTCCTAAAGTTCTAATTTTACCTGTGATTATTTATAAAAAAAGGGGTCTCTGAGACCCCTCTAAAAGGGTCGCAAACGCTACTTATTTTGCAGCAAGTGCTTCCTTAACTTTTTCAAATAGAGCATCGTCAGCGGTCGTCTTGGTTAGTTTGACTGCCTTCCCGATGATCAATAGACAAATCTCTATTAACTTCTCTCCGAGTTCTGCGTCATCAGGGATTTTTTTGACAGCAGAGTCGATTACTTTGTATGCCAGTGGCATTAAAAATTTACCAATCATGATCTTAGTATGTAATTACACAATATATAGGCTATCAATCGTATTTTTTCTTACCGTCCTTCATGTAACCAGAACCCTTCTTGTCATAGAAACGTACGCCTTTGTCTCTGGTAGTTTTATACAATTTTTCTTTTGCTTCTTTTCCTTTTGCCATGACATCCTTTAGTTTTTTTCCTTTTGCCATAGTATGTCTTTTCTGTGCTCTTGAAAGTATTTCGTTCTTCAACTCTGTGGTCTCAAGCATACCATTTTTTCCGACTTTTTTACCTTTGGGAATTGGTTTACACTTTTTATCATCAAAACAATAATACTGACCGTCAGGACAAGTCTCAATATCTAGGATCATGTTCCTAGTCCTCTACCAGATTTCATATTTTCCTTGCTACCATAGCGTGCTCTGGTCTCTACATAACCCTTTGTGTCACTACCATAACCCATTTCCTTAGCATCTTTTTTGAGTTGCTTTTTGTCGTCTGCCATCTTCTTATACTTGCCAGTTCCTGCAGTAGACTTAGCACCTCTAACTTTCTTTTGTTGATTGCTACCCTTTCTCATGATAGCACCTTTACCATACTTGGCGATGATTGATTTCTTTACAGCATCAAGTGCAGCATCTCTATGCTTTTCTTCTTTCATTTGAGATGCTTTATGCTTCTTCATTCTCTCATCGTGTGCCTTCCTTCTCTCCTCTGGAGGTGCAGCGTTACCACCGTAACCTACTGCTCTTTTGTTTCGGATTGACATCTTACCATAGTTTGACGCACCTCTCTCATACTTTGCTTCAGAGAATTTAACCAATCTTGATACAGGTGTTGTGTTACCCATCTTATCAGTTACACCTACTGTTGCTCTAGGTTTGTCTTTAGTTCCACCCTTAAAATCTTTGTGAAGTTTTTTGAAAGACTTCTTACTCATCACATGATACTCAGTCTCCTCCATCTTAGTCTCTATGTAAGACTCAGGTTTCTCTTCATCCTCTTGTTTTTTCTTTTTAAATTTGTGAAATTTTTCAAAGGTTAACAAGTTCGTTTCAGTGTTATCGCTTTCAGCATTGCTTTCTGTGCTTTCTTCTGAGACTTCTTTGTTACTGTCATAAATTGTTTGTTCTGTAGATACTGATTTTTCATCGCCAAGTTCTTCAGCACGACGTTTCTTTTCGCACTTCATGCACCCGCAATCTTCACCATGGTTGAGAGTTTTATCTCCCTCCATGACATCCTCCTTCTTAGGATTTAGCTTAATTTTAGTTTTCTTTTCTTGTAATTGTTTAAAAGATAACATTACATCCCCTGTTTACGCATAAACTCCTTGAATGCAGGAGAGTTGATTCCTCTCTTAGGATCTTTCATTCTCGCTGCTCTTGATCTCTTATGATATGGTTTATCAGATTCATCGTCTGGTTTATACTTCTCAGGATTTCTCATTGCCTGATAGTTTTCCCAAACAGATATTAGATTAGAATGTTGTTTAAAGGATCTCATTTGTTCTTAGCGTTAGAATGGTGTGATGGATCTCCAAATGCAGGATTGTTTTTATATGGAGCAGATTGTTTTTTCTTATCCGCTTCTAGTTTCTTTGCCTTATTATCTAAGTATGCTTTCATAGCACCACCTGGTTTCCCAGATCCTTTAGTCAGACCGTATGAACTGCCTTCTTCCATCTTAGCATCCCACTGTCTAGAAAGTTCTGCTACTTTTTCTAGTTCTTCTGGTGATAAAACATTGTCATCAGGATGAATCTCTTCTTCCTTCATGTGATCTGCTGCCTTATACATGGGTTTACCAGTTAACTTATTCTTCTTACCTGCTTTAAATGCTTGATATGCAGGTGTGTTACCCTTCTTGTCAGCATTCGTTACTGTGTATGCTTCTTCTACTTCTTCCTCATCATGCTCGATGACTTTACCGTTCTCATCTTTCTGATGATGCTCCTTCATTGCTTTGGAGATTGCCTTACGACGCTTCATCAAATACTTGTCAGATGAATCTTTGTCACCATCATTGTCTACATCACCGTCTTCTTTACCAACGGGATCTAGTTTCTTTGCTTTTTCCTGCACCTCTTGGTATGCAGCACTCATATCGGGTAGGTCTTTTAAATTCATCTTACTTTTTAACCTTTACTTTTTTATTTATCTTCTTTATGAACTCTCCTGGCGTCATTTTTCTAACATACGCTGCTAATTCATCAGTTCCTAGTTCTCCTGCAGGTGTAAATTCAAAACCATATACAGAATTCTTAGTCTCAACAAGGTCTTTCAACCATGAACGGAATATATTATCGTGTTCATCAATGTATATTACATAATTAGAACCACGACTAACAACTTTACCTGTAATACCTGTGTTAACATTCTCAACAAACGTACCTACTTCAAACATTCCAGTATCATAGTATGCTTCTCTTAAACCTTGAGGGTCTAACTTAGGAGCGATCTCATATAGATGATATGATGCTTCAGCAAAATCCTCAAACGATTCTTTTACATTCATTGATTGTCTAAGTGTTAGATACATCGCTTCTTTATCTTTCTTAGACATTGCTGCAGGTATACCTTTGTTGAAAGACTCTTGATCACCTTCCATCGCTGCTTTACGCATCTTAGATGCACTCATTCCTTCTACACCTTCACCGTCAGGATCTCTATCACCTGCAGATATTACTTTAATATCGTCAAACGTATATAAGTCACCGTTATACTTCGTTGCTAATGAATTAAATTCACTAACTCTATCACCACCCACTACAATATTAACTGAACTATATCCGTCAGCATCAAGTCCACTAAGAACATCAAAGATGGTTCTCATTTCCTCATTATCAATGATTGAATTTGCATGATCTGGATATGCCTGTCGCATAAACCTGACCTTAGTTCCTGTATCAAGAGGATTTTTCTTAGGATCTTCTGTTCTTGAGGGGTATATTCTATACGTTCCTCCACTTGCTTTTGCTTGTTGTGCTACCTTTTTAAGTAATTTCTCGTGCCCAATAGTAGGTGGATTAAATCTTCCAAATGTAATAGATATTGCACCTTGATCGACCTGACCTTCGCCTCCTTCCGTTTCTTCTCCTCCATTTTGTTGTGTCCCCGCTAATTCTTGTTTAGTAATTTTTACAAGCTTACCATCCTTAGACATGTGTGTCACATTCCCAGATGGGTCTGCATACTTTCCGTAACCTACATGTTTAAGATTTAATTTTTCCGCTGCTTTAGCAGCAAACGATCTCTGTGCTTCTATTAGAAAAGCATTAAATTTTTTCATTCGTCCAATTTTTACTAAGGTTGAAGTTCGCTTTACTAAAAGTCAATCTATCTACAATTTTGTAGGGAGAATCTGAAACAGTTACAAAACCCTCATGTTCTGAAGGTAGTCCATCTATGTAGCATTTCACAGTTCCATCAACAACGATGTTCTTCAATAAATTCTGCTTCAATTGAAACAACATATGCCACACTTTGAATGTGGTAACATTAACTTCATACTTATATTTATCAGGTAAAGTAGTATACAAAAATTCTGCTGAAGGAATTGGTAAATCACAACGGAAAAACCTATTGATATGCTTCTGAATATGCGGACGTACCTTCTCGCTAGGAACTTTGCATCTAGGAAGTCTGCTAAGAAACTTGACCCAGTTGAAGAAAGGGTTTTTAGCAACAGATGCATCTGCTTCTTTCTTACCTAGGAAATAACAATTAGATAATGTAGAAGGTAGATCGTGGCGAATGCTGCCAACAGCATTTGGGTGAACTTCGGTATAAGAAGTATGTGGAGCAAGGATAATATCGCTAAGGATCGGAGAGGGAAGATGATACTCCAAAGTATTAGGACGATAAACACTGCCCCCTCCGACTCCAATGAAATCAGCTTGGACAATTCCACTGATACGAGGAAGCTTCCAAAGACATAAGCGCAGAATGTCCGCAAGGTTGCCATTGTAAAGTTTGTCAATATCTGTTTGATCATAACAGATCTTGATCTTGTGTTTGTTAAAAACGGATTTGGTTCCAACGAAGAATTTGCCATTTGCAGGGTTTGTGCCGAAGACGATAGCAGGAGCACCATCCCACTTAACACTCAGTTCTGGTTTGTTAAGTGCAGACCACGCTGCATCCAACGCTTCCTTACGACCAGAAAAGATAAGATCTTCAAGGTGCTCAAGGTGTTTATTAGGCAAGGTGTCCTCTGTCTGTATACTAATATTATAGCATGTCGCAGGGGAAAAGCGAGTGATAGTGGACACTTTGTTAACTGTCTACCCTCTGTAAAGTAACTTGAGCATCATGTATGCTCCTAGTTTACCTTTCTGTTTTGTCTTTCTATATTCAGAATCACTTCTAATTGTCATTGATAGTGTTAATTTTTCTCTACCATTTGCCATGACATCAATAAACCATTCTTGAACAGAACCAGATTTAAGATATGCTTTGACCTTAGTTGCCTTTGGTAGAATATCTCTTAGGGGATCCGTTGATGATGAGTTTGCATTTTTTCCAATCGCTTTTACTAAAACCATAGGCACATCAACGTTCTGTTCTTGCAATCTAAACTCTTCTCTAATCCATGACTTAGTTGCATTTAGATTACCGTTAATCATTTCGACTAAATGTTCTCTACATATCTTATTCATCTTGACATAGAGAGCATCAAACTGTTTTGGATTTGTTTGAAATAAATTTAAAACCGCATCAACCAAAATTGGATTTGGTTTCTGTCTTGTATTACTTAAGGTTAACCAATTATTTTTATCAACTTTTTTACTACCCTTCAAAGGTAAACCAGGAATTTGAGAATAAACTTCTTTCCACAATTTATCTTTTAAATTATCAATTGCTCTAGGGTATGCTCTCTTCCAAGCACTCTTTCTTAAGGTTGTTCCTACATATGAGTTTAATTTAGGTTCTTTAGACTTTGCAGTTCCTGCTTTTAAACTGATACCTACAATCTTAGGTGCAATCTTATCGTTCCGATGAATTAAAAATATGTCACCTGCATGACTATAAGGAACTCCTCTTGGTTTTTCTCTATATCCCCAGACAACTTGTTTGATTGGTCTTGATTTATTATATTTGTATAGGTAATTTAAAATACCTACAGCATTTTCAAGTTTAGTCTTCTTCATCGATGGTCTTATCTGATCCATCTTATTAATATAACTATATGCTGCCTTGATATTTGTATTGTTTACAAATGATTTTCTTGCCCTAGGAGAATTCAAATCTAAATTATCAATATACTCTTCCAAATCAGTAGCATTATTAAACTTCATTCCTGTGTTGAATGCCAATGCAGGAAACAATTCTGTAATAGTAGAGTTGATAGTAGTTTGTTCGCCACCTGATAGGTATTGCATTACTCTTTTTGATCTTTATCTTTATTTATCTTCTGTTCTTTCATATACTCCTCTCTACCATCTTTAGTAAAGACCTTCTTCTCATAATCAAAATAAGGATGAGGTTCAGCAGAGACCACTGGGTTCTTTGATTTGTTCTTAATAACAATAAATCTATCTGCTGCAAACGTACCTGCTATTTGAACTTCATACTCATCAGTAGGTAACCAGTTGTATGACCCATCTTTTTTTGTATGTGCCATGTATTCATTGATTTCACTAATCAATTTTGGTGTGAGTTGCATAGGTTCACGTCCTAAAACTCTTTCTTCTGGATCAAGTTTTCCAATCATAGGTCACCTTCTTTACGATTTTCAGAATAGTGGGGATCAAACTCTCCACCAGGATATCTACTCTTTAACTTATCTACATTCATTTCAATGATCTCTTCTGGTGTAGTCTCTAAGAGAATACATGCCTGTATAAAATACCACATGATATCACCTAGTTCACGTTTCATATGAAATAGATTTTCTTTAGTAACTGGTTTACCTTGGAAGACAATCTTCTTAACAATTTCTGTAAACTCACCTGACTCAGCACATAGTCCTAGTGCAGCAGTTAATGCTCTATGGGTTTTAAATTCTTTAGAATCTAATTCTCTTACACGGTCTTTAAAATGTCCACCATACTTACTGTCTTCGGAAGTAACAGCATTTACAAATTCAGTATACTTTTCAAAATCAATCATACTTTAGTTCACTAAAAGTTTTCTTTGATGTAAATCTTTTAACTAGATCAACCTTTTCTTCTTCTTGACCAGAGTCAACAAGGTCATCCTGTGCAGATTCCTCTACATCATACAACCTCATCTTCGCTCTGTCAATACCTACACAGAATCTTTTATTCATAGTAGGATCATTGTATCTGTTCTTTAATTGTTTGACCATTATTTGATTCATCCCCTCAAGTTCCTCAGTCGAGATAAGAGCAAACATGAGGTCAGCAGTAGCAGGGAGACCAAAGGATTCACTCGTGTCAGTAAGATCAATATCACTACTGCCATAGCCACTACGAGTCGTCTGAGTAGCGGAGACGATAGGTACATTAGTCTCAACTGCAAGACCACGGAGTTCTTCAGCAATCGCTTTAACATAGGTATAAGAGTTAACTATGCTTCCTTTATATCTTTGGGAAGCACAAATGTTTAAATAATCTACAAATATTATATCAGGTTTTATACTTCTTTTCAAGGCAAGGTCACTAATCAAAGATTTGAAATGTCCAACATGTGCTGATGCTGTAGGATATTCTTTGATAATTAATTTTCCTTGAGTCTTTTTAGATAATGCTTTAATCTTTTTCTCAAAGATTGGATGTGGTAGATCAGCAAGTTTTTGAATAGGAACATTTAAAAGGTTTGCATCAATACGTTCTGCAATCTTTTCTTCTGCCATTTCACATGTAATGTATAAAACATTTTTACCTTGCAATAAAGTTGCTGCAGCAAAGTGACACATGACTAGAGATTTACCAACACCTGTTCCTGCAAGAACGATGTTCAGTGATTTATTTACTAAACCACCTTTAGTAATCTTATTGAAAAACTCCAGATCAAAAGGAATCTTATCTTCCTTTCTATGATAATATTCAAAACGATCAGTAGCGTTATCAACATAATCGTGACCGACGTGTTGATCAAACGATACTCCTAATGCTTCCGAAAGAATCTGCGGAATAGCACCTTTATCGCGTTTGGTATCTTGACCGTCAGCAATCTTAACAGATTCCATAAGCGATAAGTAGATCGCACGCTCTTGACACCACTCTTCTGTAGAATCCACGAGCCAGTCGTGGTCTTGGGGATCATCGGAAAGGACATTTAAAACCTCAACAATTTCTTTAAACTGTTCTTCTGTAAGATCAGTTCTCTCTTGACATTCTATACTAAGTGCATTTAAAGATGGTAGTGCATCATACTGACTAATGTATTCATGTAGTTCAAGAAAGATAATCTTATAAGAACGTACGGTAAAATAATCTACCTTCAAGAAAGGAA